TGCCCGTCGTGACGAGCTCCACGCCGAGGGCCGCGTCGCGTATTGGCTGGTCGTGAGTTATCAGGATGGACTGGATCTGCTAGCGGGCCAGGTGCCGGCCGCCGTGCGGCCGCAGCTGCTCGCGACGCTCAAACGGGCGCGCGCCGAGAGTGCCGCCGAGTACGCCGCGCGCGTGAGTGAAGCCAAGGATCGACGGTGAGCGAGCGTGTGCCGCAGCCGACCGATGTGCTGGTGAAGCGCTTGCGCCGCGTGGCGAAGTGGCACGACGAGGAAGCGTTGGCGACCGACCGCGACGATCTGAAAGCCCGCGCGGCCGCCCGGGCGAATACGTGCTGGCAGGCCGCCGCCCGCCTGGAAGAAGTCGAAGCGCAATGCCAGCGCATGGACGCGGCGCTACCGAGTGTCGACGAGATCCGCGGCATTCTCAGGAAGCTCGAGGAGTGACGTGAAAGCCCTGACCCCGAAGCAACAGCGGTTCGTCGCGGAGTACCTCGTGGACCTGAACGCCACGCAGGCCGCGATCCGCTGCGGCTACAGCCCGAAAGCCGCCAAAGAGCAGGGCTATCGCCTGCTCACAAATGCTCACATCCAGGCCGTCATCCAGCGGCAGCAGGCGCAGAAAGTCGAAAAGGCGGGGTTGACCGCCGATCGCGTCCTCGAGGAATACCGCCGGCTCGGCTTCTCGAACGTCCAAGACCTGCTCGACGCGCACGGGAATCTGCGCCCAATTCACGAGTTGCCGGCCGAGGTCGCGGCGTCGATTGCGAGCCTTGAAGTCATCATGAAGAACGCGACGGCCGGCGACGGCAAGGTCGACCGCGTGCTCAAGGTCAAGTTCTGGGACAAGACGCGGGCGCTCAACGACCTGGCGCGGCACTTCGCGCTCTTGGTCGATCGGATCGAGGTCAGCGGTGAAGTGACGCTCGGGGAGAAGATTGCGGCGGCGCGGCAGCGGGGCGCGCAGTTGCTGGCGGAACGCAACAGCGCGGGATCGAGATGAGCGCGGCGCCGGCTCCCTTCCTGCTCTGCGTCGACCGCCTCGATCGCGCTGATGCGCGCGTCTGGGCCGTCGTCTGGCGCGGGCGGTGGCGCGTGGCGACGGCGGTGCATGTCGCGGTGCCGGTCCAGACGGTGTTCAAGGGCGTGCGCGCGTGTCAGCCGAAAGCGTATCTGACGGGCGTGGGCGTCGTGCGGCGCGCGAAACAGGCGCTCTGGATTACCCCGACGTAGGCAGGACCAGTATGCCCGAGGCCCCCCGCTGGTCGCAGAATCGCACGCGCTGCCGGCACTGCGGGGTGCGGTGGGGCCAGTCGCCGCTATGGCTCTGCCGCCAGTGCGATCGGGTGCTCGGCAGCTACGTGCCGCAGACGCCGACGACGCGGCACTGCCGGCGCTGCGGGGCGGCGGCGGACACCCGCGAGAGTCTGTGTTCCGCGTGCTGGCAGGCGCTGGCCGACGAGGTGGCGGCGGCGTGTGCGGCGCGCGAGGCCGCCGCCGTGCCGCCGCGACAGGAGCGGGTGATTCGCGGGCGGACCTATGTCGTGGTGTGGGACGGGACGAAATGATCACGCAGTGGTTTGCGCGTGTGCTGACGGATGCGGAACGGACAGAATTGATCCTATTGGCTGGAACTCGCCGTGGCGGGCAAGTCATTACTCGAGGGACCGAGGTTATTGGCGCGGTGATGGATGCGCGTGAATGGAAGGATTGGCGGAAGGCCCATCCGCGTCTGACGTTGTCCGACCGAACTGGGAAGCGATGACCGCCACGCAGACCGACGAAGAGGCGCTGCAGGATCTCGTCGCGTCCTGCTACGCCGACCCGCTCGCCTTCGTCCTGCAGTGCTTTCCGTGGGGTGAGCCGGCCACGCCGCTCGCCGACGAACCCGGCCCCGACGCCATCCAGCGCGAGTTTCTCGAATCGCTCGGCGCCGAGATTCGCGCCCGTGGGTTCAATGGGCACGACGCTGTGCTGCCGATCCGCATGGCGGAAAGCAGCGGTCACGGTACCGGCAAGAGCAGCCTTGGCGGGATGCTCGCGGCGTTCATTCTCTCGACGCGGCCGGACAGCATCGGCACCGTGACGGCCGGGACGAATACGCAGCTCAAAGAGCGCACCTGGGCGGCGATCTGCGCGTGGCTCGGGCGCTGCCTCACCGCGCACTGGTTCCACATCCAGGCCACCGGCATCTACTCCGTCTGGCGGCCGGCGTCGTGGAAGCTGATCCCGCAAACCTGCCGGCCCGAGAACGCGCAGAGCTTCGCCGGGCAGCACGCGAAAACCTCGACGTCGTGGTACCTGTTCGACGAGGCGAGCGAAGTGGACGACCGCATCTGGACGACGGCGGACCCCGGCGGCTTGACCGATGGCGAGCCGATGTTTTTCGCGTGGGGGCAGCTCGTCCGCAACACGGGGTACTTCTACCGCGTGTGCCAGGGCGACGTCGCCGGGCGCTGGAACCATCGGCGCGTCGATGCCCGGCTGTCGCGGTTCACCAACAAGGCGCTGCTTGACCAGATTCTGCAGGATTACGGCGAGGACAGCGATACGTGGCGCGTGCGTGTGCTCGGGCTGCCGCCGCGCGCGTCGGAGCTCCAGTACATCGATACGCTGCGGGTGCAGGCGGCGCGCAAGCGGTCGTTCAAGGCGGCGGACGATGAGCCGCTCGTGGCCGGGTTCGACGTCTCCGGCGGCGGCAAGGCGTGGAACGTGATCCGGTTTCGGCGCGGGCTGGACGGCAACCCGCGGGCCCCGATTCGGATTCCCGGCGAGGCGGACCCGGATCGGTCGCAGCGGATCGGGATTTGCGCGGAGCTCCTGAGCGACCGGCGGCCGGGGCACCAGCTCGCGGCGCTGTTCGTCGATAGCGCGTTCGGGTCGCCGATTGTCGTGCGGCTCCAGGCGCTCGGCTACGACAACGTCTATGAGGTGAACTTCGGTGGCGCGTCGCCGGACAGTCACTTCGAGAACATGCGCGCTTATATGTACGGACGTGCGAAAGAGTGGTTGTTACTCGGCACGTTGCCGGACGAGGACACGCTCTGTGATCAGCTCTGCGTGCCGGGGTTCCACATCAACCGCCGCGGGCGCGTGGTCATCGAGAGCAAGGAGTCGTTACAGAAGCGCGGCGAGGCGTCGCCGGACGACGCGGACGGGTTTGTGTTGACGTGGGCGCAGGCGGTCGCGCCGCCGCGGCCGACGGTCGAGGTCCGGCGGCAGGCGCGGCCGGTGAGCAGCACGTGGGGGTGAGCGGTGGCACAGTTTATTCGCCAAATCATGCCGACAAGTGCGCCGATGGTTGACGTATTCGCGACGCGCGAGGAGTCTACGCCGGGCTATTACTGTGAACGGATTGCAGCGCTGGCACTTGTGGATTTTTGGAATAACGAGGTCGGCGAGGATGAGGAAGACGATCAAGATGAAAAGCGTCCGCCGCACGGGGTCAATCCCTCACGGTGGGTCGAGCCGGTGCGATGCGTTGACCAAGAGATCTTCACAACCGACCGCCCCGACACGGAGCTCTGGTTGGGCATCTATTTCGAGGACCAATTGCGCGAGCCGGACACTCAACACAAGCTGGTCGAGTTGGCGAAATATGCGCGGGAGCGGCGAAATCGCAACCTGAATGACACGGGCGATCGAGCAGACGTCGAGAGCACCGATGGCGCGACGGCGGGTGATCGGTAGTGACGGCCTTAACAGGAAGGACAGGAGGACACCGATGATTCCCTCACTGCGGCTCGTCTGTCTGGTCTTCGGCTTCGTGTGCTTCGTGCTGAGCGCGCTCGGCGTGCCGAATCCGCCGCGGGTCAACCTGCAAAGCGCGGGGCTGGCGTTCTGGATCGCGACGCTGTTCCTCGTGTGACGTGGCCGCGGCTTAGCGCAGCCGTAGGAGGGTCGGCCGGAGCCGCTGCTCGCTCCGCATGACGTGGAGGATGATGACCCGCTGTTTCTGTTCCACTCGATAGAAGACTCGGCAGGGCGGCTCGACGATCTGCCGATACCGGCCGCCGGGGAGCTCCGGCGGCACGGACCCACTGCGGGGGAAGCGGGCCAACTGCCGCATGTGCGCGAGGACGCGCTGCACGAGAGCGGCGGCCGCGTCGGGATTGTCGAGCGCGAGGTAGTCGGCGATGGCGGTGAGGTCGGCCTCCGCCGGCTCCGTCCAGACTACTTCCGCCAACGAGCCAGCCGCTTCTGCATCCGTCGTTCCACGGCCGCGTGGGAGAGGATCCGTCCTTCGGCCAGGGCCCGCTCCCCGCGGGCGATGCCTTCCAGGATCGCCATCCGCCGCTGGAGCGTCTCGTAGCTCTCGACGTCCACCAGATACGCGCTCGGCAGGCCGTGGTGGGTGATCAGCACGGGCTCGCGATCGGCGGCGAGTTGGTCGAGGACTTCGGTGGCGCGGCGTTTCAGGGTGGTGACAAGTTCAGTCCGCATGTGATACTAGAGTAGCACATGAGTGAACAATCATGGGACGAAGACGAGAAGAAGTGGCGCTTCTTTCCGCCCGTCGATTTGCCCGTCGATCAACCGGGCCTGACCTGGGATGCGTTGCGCCCGCTCTGCCTCGTGGAGCCCGCGATGCGACATGCCGAGGTGTTGGTCGATCGGGGCGAGCTGACGCGCGAGCAGGCGTTAATCGCGGTGGTCTATGCGCTCTACAACCAGAAGGCGCAGTTGTTCGCCGCGCTTGTGGAACAGAAGGCGACCGAGGTTTCTGATTTCATTCTGCTCGACGGCAAGCGGTACGATCGCCGCCAGCCAGAGACACCGTGGACGCGGCCGAATCCCGACGAGGGTTCATGATGCCCCCGCGCTACGTCATCTGGTCGATTGAACATCAGGCGTGGTGGAAGGCGAGCCGTCACGGCTACGCGCCGACCCTCGCCGAGGCGGGCCGGTTCACGGCGGAGGTGGCCGCGACGATCGTCGCGAACGCCAACCGCGTCAAGACCGAAGAATTCATGATTCCCGTCGAGGCGTTCGAGTTGGGGCCGTTTGCGATGCCGAATCCCCGACAGCCGCTCGAATAGATGACCCGCACCTTTTGGCTGTCCTTCACGGATCCGCATCGGCCGGTGGGCTCGCAGTTCCTCGGCGTGTGCGTGGTGGACGTGTCGACGGCGGACGCCGCGCTGGCGCGGCAGGTCTTTGCGCAAGAGAAACCCTTCGCAAAACCCGGATCGGAGTGGATTGGGGCCGCGTTGCGGCGGGCGTGGCAATGCGGCGCGAACCCCGGCGGCGAGGTGGCCACGCTCGACATCTGCGACGCGCCTGAAGCGGCGACCGCCCCTCGTGAGCGTCTCCTGACGCGCGTCGAGCTCGTCGCCTTGGGCCTCGCGGACCCGCCCGAATAATGGTTGCGCCCGCCGCGGGCGGTCTTTCAGACTGGCCCGACCGATGGGCCTGCACGCTGGCGCCTCCCTCGATGCCGATACCTACCTGATTTCCACCCGGCAGCGGGTCGTGTGGACGCTCGCCGAACGCAAGCACCTCGACCGCTGCGCGAAAGACTTCAACGTGCACGGCGACCGGCTGATGCTCAAGTGCGGGCAGCTGACGTGCCCCGATCCCGTCATTCACCTGGCGGCGAAGTTCGATGAGCCGGGCGGCGCGGTCCTGCGCTGCGGCTGCACGGATCGCGTCTTTAGCCAG